GCTAATAGCAATCGTGATGTTCGTTACAGCCTTATCGCTGAAACAGACTGGTGGGCATCATCTGATCTCACTATGACCGCTGAACAAACAGCATATCGTCAAGCACTGCGTGACATCACAAGCCACGCTAACTGGCCCCACTTGGATGAGGCTGACTGGCCTACTAAACCGTAAGGATGCCCAATGCCGTTAACCAAACTTCAGTTCCAGCCCGGTATCAACAGAGAATCCACCTCGTATAGCAACGAGGGTGGTTGGTACGATATGGACAAAGTGCGGTTTCGCATGGGTTATCCTGAGAAGATTGGTGGTTGGACAAAACTTGGAAGCAAGTCTTTTCTTGGTTCGTGTCGGGCATTGCATTCTTGGAGAACGATTGCTCTAAATAATTATTTAGGGCTTGGAACTAATGATAAGTACTACATCGAAGAGGGTCAGGGCTATTACGACATTACCCCTATCAGGGTAACAACCTCTGCGGGGGATGTAACCTTTGCTGCATCAAACGGCTCATCTACAATTACTGTGACCGATACAAACCACGGCGCGGTGGCAGGAGATTTTGTTACCTTTAGCGGCGCGGTGTCTTTAGGTGGGTTAATTACGGCGAATGTCTTAAACCAAGAGTATAAGATTAACTCTATCGTGGGTAGCAACAGCTACACAATAACTGCCAGAGAAGTAAATAGCGTTGCCGATATTACCGTTGATGGTGTGTATACTCCAGTTGCCGTTACGGCAAACAGTTCTGATTCGGGGAATGGTGGCTCCTCTGTCGTAGGCGCATATCAGATCAACACGGGTCTGGATACTTCTGTGTATGGCAATGGGTGGGGCGCTGGAACTTGGTCGCGTGGTGCTTGGAACTCTGCGGCGGTTATTGATACTTTAACAGATACATTGCGTCTATGGTCACACGATAACTTCGGGGAAGACTTGATAATAAACGTGTACAATGGCGGTATTTATTATTGGGACGCATCAGCAGTAGCTCCATTAACTACAAGAGCCGTTCCATTAAGTTCTCTTGCCGGGGCCAGCAACACTCCAACAGTTGCCGCTAAGGTTATTGTCTCTGATGTTGACAGGCATGTGATTGCATTTGGTTGCAACGCTTTAGGCAGTGCCACGCAAGACCCTTTGCTAATAAGGTTCTCCGATCAGGAAAATGCCGCAGACTGGACTCCAACAACAACCAATACTGCGGGAGACTTGCTTATCGGTTCTGGGTCAAGAATTGTTACGGCACTTGAGACCCGCCAACAAATATTGGTATTCACAGACGCATCTCTACATGTAATGCAGTACTTAGGCCCACCGTTTACATTTGGGATCAACATGATCTCAGAGAACGTGACAATAGCAAGTCCCAACTCGGCGATAGCAATTGAAGATAACGTCTTTTGGATGGGTAATAACGAGTTCTACATCTACACGGGTGCTGTTCAAAAGTTACCCTGCACAGTACGCGATTACGTCTTTTCTGATTTTAATCAGAACCAATCTGAAAAAGTATTTGCCGCATCTAATACGTCATTCTCTGAAATTTGGTGGTATTACGCCTCTGCCAATAGTGAAAATGTAGACCGCTATGTTGTTTATAACTATCAACAGAACGTCTGGTATTACGGCACCTTAGCTCGTGGTGCTTGGATAGACCGTGGTGTTGAGCAAAACCCTATTGCGGCAGGGTTGGATGGATATCTGTACACGCATGAGAATGGGTTTGATGACGGAAGCCAAAACCCTCCAACTGCAATATCTGCGTATATTGAGTCTAGTCAGTTTGATATTGGGGACGGTAACAGCTTCTCGTTTGTAAGTCGGATCATCCCAGACGTTACGTTCAGGGACTCAACTGCGAGTTCTCCGTCTGTTACGTTTACGATGAAAGCAAGGAACTTCCCCGGCGGCAATTATCTACAGGAAGATGATAGCATAATAACAAAGACAGCTACTGTTCCAGTAGAGCAGTTTACAAATCAGGCAAACATAAGGTTGCGCGGACGATCAATGGCTTTGCGTGTGGACTCTAACGAAACAGGCATGACTTGGCGGCTTGGGTCTCCTCGCATGGATGTCAGACAGGACGGTCGCAGGTAATGTCAGTAAGAGAAGCTCCAGTCCCATACTTCCCGATTGCACCGCAAGCCTACGATCAGCGGTACATGTCAGAAGTGGTGCGGGCGTTCTCTGTATATCTTGCTCAGGCACAAAACCCCGGCACGGCTGTATTTAATACTTTAAACCTGTTAAACTTACCAGCATATGCCAATAACGCCGCCGCTGTAGCTGGTGGATTGTCTGTAAATGATGTGTATAAAACTTCTACTGGCGAACTAAGGATAGTAATATGAGCGATGCAACAATCATTACAATGTCAGACGGAAGCCGCTGGAAGCCTGCTACCTCTGTAGATACTATACAGTGCCACAACTGCGATAACTTGGTGGACACACCAGAAGAAGTAGCGTCATACCCTGATGGCAACTGTCCAGACTGTGGTGAGACATGGACTGATACAACCAAACGGCACACGGCTATTACCGTAACAATGCCACAATCCGCAGACGGAGGAGTTATGTAATGCCTGAGAACAGTTCACCAAACTCTGATACTTTTAAACAAACAAAGCCGAAAGCAAGGACAAGATCGGCATCAGTGCCAAAAGAAAAGAGCTTTATGGATAAGTTCAAAGCCAGTGTTACTGGCCCTCCCACTTCAGCGGCTAAGGCTGCATCAGATGCGTTCCATGCAAACGTGGGCAAGAGCGAAGGCGCTGCCGATCAAAGGATAAAAGACGCTATGAATGCCGGGATAGGGTCACTAGGTGGTGCCACAGCAAATGCTGACATGTACGCTGATAACCTAAAGCGTTACAACGAGTACATGGAAAGCCAGAAGCCACCTGCGCCGACAGAGATCACGCCTGAGATGCGCCAAGCTGCTTTGGGTATGTTCGAGTCTCAGCAGGGTGCGGGTCAGGTTCCTTACTATATGGCTGCGGCTCGTAATGCCGATACCCCAAACATGAGTCCAGCGTTCCAATATGCTGCACAGAACTATGATGTGCTTGGTGGTTCACAGCGTCTTGCGCCTCGTCCAATGGAGATGATGAGCGTAGCGGAACGCAATCGTATTAATGATATGTCTCAGGCTATGGCCGATCAAGCTGCACAGCAGCAAGCGGCAGAGAACGAATACCAGCAAGGTATGAACGCAATGACATCAGGCAAGGGTGGCCCCCAAACTATGGCTCAACCGGGAGGTGGTCAATTTAGTTCAATGGAACAATTGATGGAGTTCCAGCAAGCCAACCCAAGCATGAACCTGATGGGAGAGTATCAGAGACTACAAGGTCTAGGGGGCGGCGCACCAACTCAACCAACAATGCCTCAATACGGGGGTGGCGGACTAGCTGCCATGCTTGCAAAAAGGTTTGGACCTATGGGTGGTTCGGGGGGATTTGGTTTCTAGTAGACTTGGGGGGGTCGCTAACACTGTGAGTTAATGGACACATGATTGATCCTATTACAGCCGTTGGGCTTGCCACATCTGCTTTTAATATCCTTAAACAGGGAATAAGTGCAGGAAAAGATATACAAGAAATGAGCGGAACCCTAGCAAAATGGGGAGCCGCTTTTTCTGACTTTCAGTATGCGGAAGACAAAACAAAGAACCCTCCGTTTTATAAAATGATGAGCGATAACAGCGCAAATGCTATTGAAATCTTCGCCCAGAAAAAGAAAATGGAATCCATGAGAAAGGAAATAAAAGACCATATATCATGGACTTACGGGCCTTCGGCTTGGGAAGAGGTGCTTCAAATAGAGGGCGAGATGCGCCGCATCCGCAAGGAAGAGGCCTACAAGAAGCAAGAGATGATCGACAATGCTATCAACTTTGTTGTTGGAGCCATTATATTTGCTATTGCTGGGGCAGGAGTTGTTACTGGCTTTTATTACTTAGGTAGATATCAGGGGAAGTGGTGATGTGGTTTTTAATCTGGTTTCAAGTTATGAACAACAATATCGAACACTATCAACTCAATCAGTTTCCAACTGAGAAAGAATGCAAAGAAGCTCTTGAGGATGCAAAAGTCTTGATAACTACGAGCCAAACGACGGTGTATTGTTTTGAGGTTATACCGAAATAAGAGGGGCGATTACGTTGTGTATGACAAATACGGAAAAGTTGTTATAATAACCCACCACAAGCGTCATGCTGTAGAGTATGCAAGGAGTGTAGAAGATGGCGGCAAAAAAGTTAGAAGACCAAAGTAAGTACGATGCCTACGATATGGACGGAGATGGAATTGTTTCTGACTCTGAGATGGCGAAGGCGAAAGAGATCAGGGAGACTGAGGACGCGCTGCG